ATCACATCTGTGCAGAACCATTTTCCCTTCGGGGATAGGCCCGTTGGTGATTTCATAGGCGACGCGGTGCGCTCGACTTTGCCTGCCTTTCCAGCCGAGAGCACCGTAAGGCGTTGTGTTTTTTGGCCCGACTTTTGAAAAACCCGACCATTCCCAACACACATCTTCACTACCTCTCTTTACGCGCTTCCAAAAAGCCTCTGTTCTGTACGCTTCCCAACGCGCGACCATGTACTGCTTTTTCATATCAACCTCCTGTGATAGCGAGGTTACATTATACACCTATATCATATAGATGTTATACCTCGTCCCATGAAAGCGTCAAAGTTTCGCTCGGCGTAATGCCGCCGCTTGCCGTCGTGCCAACGGTAAGCATCATGACCAGATGATCGGCCTTTTCTCCGGTGCTGGTGTAGGGTCCTGCCCCGAGCGTGAGCGGCGAGCCTGATGTATAGCTGAAGGCGTTTGTATAGCCAGCGGTCGCCGTTGCTTCAGCCGGCGTTGCGTAGGAAGTTACCGCTTTGGCGTATAGCGTGACATCAGTGCCGAGTCCGTTCGCGCCGTCCATGTAAGCTTTGATGTTGGTGATTTCGGTATAGGTGCCACCCGACACGTTGAAGCGCAGCCACTTCTCGAAGCTGTAATCCACGCCAGCACCTGGCTTTACCATGGGATTGCTTGTGTCCACGGTTGCGTTGTCGGCATTCTTGAATCTGATATTCCCGCTCGTCTTGTCCGTCTGTGTTCCACCGGCTCCGTTTTTTTCGACTAGCTGTACTGTTGCGGCCATTGGGTTTCCTTTTTAGGCGTCTTCTTCGATCTGGGTGGCGTGGGCAATGTTTCCTGCCTTGTCGCGAATGATGGTTGTTTCCGTCTTGCGTGCCGGGAGCGTCAATTCGACAGATGCCGGCATCACGGTATTTTCGACGGTGATATTCGGCTGTGCGACATTGACGACCGGAGCAGGATTGGCCGGGGCGTGGTTATCGACTCGTACCGCAGGCGCGGCGACATTGACAACCGGGGCGGGCTGCTCCGGGATGATGTTGTCGACGCGAACATCTGCCGGTGCGACATTGACAATCGGGGCAGCAACATTGATGACGTGGGATGGTTGCTCACGCACCGCCGCAGCAATTGCCGATACGCCAGCTTCGAGCCGCGCCGAGTTCTGCTCTTGGTGCCGTTGCATGATTTCGGCGATTTCACGCTGGTGTTCAATCTCGGCAAGCGCTTTGCCGTTGGCCTGCGTGTCGGCGCTGGCGTCGGCAGTATCAACGGGTGAGACTGGCGGCACGGCGATGACGTCGACTGTTATCCCGAGCGTTTCAAGATGTTTCCGCTCGTCGGCAATCTCGGCGAAGATTTTGTCAGGATCTTCGCCCCTAGCGCGGATGGTTTCGGAAATGCTGGTGATGCCAGCAGAAATTTCCGCACGCGCCGCGTTGACGTCTTTGAGCGGGTCAACCCACTGCCGACGCGGGGGAGTCCACTTGGCCATGGCCGGCGCAGGGGTGCGGATAGCCTTGACGGCGAATGCAGTCTCTGCCCAGCGTTTCCAGATCGGCGCCAACATCATCGGGACCAGCACATGCCACTGGAGCATGTCGACCGTCTTGTAAAATTCAACGAGGCCGGCGCGAATTGAGGAGTAATTCACGTCCGACAGATCGCCAGTCATCTGCTCGTAAGTGATCCCGATGCCCGAGGCGATCGCCCGTAGCTGCGTTTTGGTATAGGCGCCGTAATCGCCGCCATTGGCCGGCGCACCGAAGCGGATATCCTGCCCTGGCTTGAGATACTGGATCAGCCCAGCCCCAAGCGTTTCGATCCGGTTCCCGTTGATATCAGTTGTGCCTTCGGAGAGGCTGACGCCATTGTCTTCGGTGGTGACAATCGCCGAGAAACAAGACTCGATTCCCTTGCGGACTAGCTCGGCCTCTTCGTAGTCGTCAAGGTCCCGCATCTTGAGCAGGATGCTGGACATTCGCGGCACGCCGCGAGACTGTCCGGGGCGCAACCGCTCGAAGATATGCAATACCTGATCGGCCGGGATCCGTTTCGATTCCAGCGGCTTCGATCTGTTCGCCACGTCGCCAGGGTGCTGGTTGTGGAGGTGATAGGCAACGCGCTGGCCGATGGCGTTGTATTCAATCCCAGATATCAACCAGCCGCCGCCGTTGACGGCTCCCGTCTTGGTGGCGTCGAGATAGTCCGGCTCAAGCACCTGCAATTGCAGCGGGACAAGTAGCCCATCTTCTGGCCGGCGTTCCCGGTAGCGAATCAGGCATTCGCCAGACTCGAAAACGCAGCGCATAACGAGGGCCTGTAGGCCGTAGAAGTCCAGCATGCCATCGGCGTCGCATTCTGTGGTCCACTGCTCGAATGCTTCCTTCGCGCTGCCAGCCTTGACGGTGATTCCCGTGCCAACCACATTCGCGACGTACACATCACGGGCGCGGCTGGCGTATGGGTTGTCCCGGCACAGTGAGCGGGTGCGATCCCGCAGCTTGACAGCGCTGCTAGCGACTTCGGCATCCGCGCTCGTGGCTCCGGTGATCCAGCCTCCGGTGCGTCGGCCAGTCTTCGCGCCTTCGTAGGCTCGAAGGTTCAGCGAGTCCGCAGCACGGGCGCCGGCGCGCTGTATCGCAGCACGGGCAACCTGGCGTTTCAACCCGGCTTCCGGGCTGAACAGGGTGATCAGTTTGTCGAGTGCGTTCAATTCCGCACCCGCTGAACATAGCTCTGTGTGACCGGCGTCGCGATCGTCGCAGCGGCAATCAAGCCGGCTTCTATTTCGCGCTTGGCCTTTAGCAAATCGCTGATAGAGCGATAGGTGACGCGCCGGTTATCTATTTCGACGGTTAATTCACCCGTCGCGATTGCAGCCTCAATCGCCGCGAGCTGTGTCGTGGTATATGCCATTGTTTCCCGTTATTCCGATGCGCCAGGTACTGCCCGTCGTGATTGTGGCCAATGTGGCGATTGCAAATACACGAAGAATTGCAACTATCGACCTTTACGGATTCGCCAGACAGTCGTTTTGTTGACGCTGAAACGCTTGGCGATTTCCTCGTATGTTCCAACGGCCTCCCGGATTTCTTTTCGCAACATCGGCGAGCGCACGGCAATGTACACTGGCATGCCACCCCAATTCAGGCGCAGTGATCTGTCGATATCGGCGCGCTTGGGCTTGGGGATTGTCACGTGTTCCGAAACAGTGTCGATAACGGACACGATAAAGTCATCTTCTTGCACGGGCGCGAATCCTTTCATTGAGTTCTGCCGCACGGGACGCGAGCAGGTTTGTCGGTACGGATGGCGAATTCTTGCCGCTCGCGGATTCTGAAACAGTTGCAGCAGCCCGCAATTCGAGGTTGATTCCTGACAGGCGTAGGGCTGCCAGAGCGTATTTCCAACAGTCCAAGGCTTCGTTGCGTGGGCGCGTCTGCACCCACTCGGCGTAGGGGCGGGTGCCACGCATCTTCGTCACCAGCTTTTCTGCGGTGAGCTGTGCGAAGTATTCGTCATCAAAGCTGGCATCGCTCGGGAAGTGTATATACGCCGGTCCGGGCGTGATGATCTTCAGGCGGCTGTAGATCAGCGCCTTTGCCTGATCGTCGCCGATTAGATGCACCGTCAATCCCCGCTTGATCTGTCCGCGCAGGCGCTGGCGGCGGGCTTTCTCATTTTCCACAATCGGCACGTTCGGCCCGGCCCGACCCTTGACTGCTACGGCCCAGCGGCGCGGCTCGCAGAAGGCGTAAACCATGCTGGTGTTGTAGCCGCTGTCTATTGCGACAACTTCCGGCGCCCAGAACCGCAATTCTCCGTCGAGTTGCATCCACACGTCAGGCTGTGCCGTGTCGCCGGGGATGATGCGGTGTTCAAGGGTCCACGCCTCCTCTCCGACACCCCAGTCAACCACTGTGCACTCCAGCCGATCTTTTTGCACGTCAACGCCAGCGGTGCGCACGAGTTGGCGCGGCAGTTCCTCGTAGTCCTCCAGCCGCGTCAGCAGTCCCGTCGGGTCGACTTGGTCGCCATGCTCTTCCCAACATTCGCCCAAATGCGTGTTGACGAAGGTGCGCAGAGTGCCGGGAGACTTGACTGCGGACTGCCATTCCTCGACAAGATCGCGCCAGGATGGGCCAAGGCCGATTGGCGCATAGAGTGCGCTGATGTGATAGCCGCGTGAGCTGCGCTCTGGATTAGTAGCAATCCAGCGCCCGTCCCGTAGCATCGTCGGCTTCTGGTGTTCGTGGATCGGTTGCGCACAATTGGCGCAGACGTACCAGGCGTCGAGGCCGGAAGAGTCGCTTGTCCACTTTATGCCGTGCGCCGCTTCCGCGCCACCCCATTCGAGCGGCTGGTAGTGTCCGCAATGCGGACAGGGCACATGATAGCGCCGCTGATCTGTTTCTGCGTGGCCGCGCTCGATCATGCTTTCGCCCTTGACGGTCGGCGTGCTGATAAATAGCCGCTTCGCGCGGGCAAATGCCTTGGTACGCCCCTTCGCTAGCGCAACCGGGTCGCCTTCTGCGCCGATTTCAGGCGGAAAGCGGTCGAGATCGTCCATGATCAAGTAACGCACTGAGCGTTGCGCGTAGCTGTTCGGCGAGTTTCCGCCGGCCAGG